TACTGCATCATCTGCTATGCCACCTGTTGGTATTTGTGTTTTACTCATGTGTTACCCCTCCAATGCTGTAAGTCTTGCTTTAATATCAGTATTCTCTGCTTCTAAAGTTTCTATTCTATCCATAGCTTCTTGAAGTGCTTTTACTGCCTTCATGTATAATATAGAATATTTTATTCTTTTTGTCTCTGTACCTAAATTTTCAATTTCTCCTGTTTCGCTATTTCTAGACTTATCTGGGTCTGTTGATACAAGATTAGGTGATACAGTTTCAGCTTCTTGTGCAACTAAACCTATTCTCCATAGTGAATCACTATCTCCTTTATTACTTACATCTTCTTTTAATTTGAATTTTCTTACTCTTAAATTTTTAATATCATTCCATTGAGAAGAAGCGTCAACAATTTGTTCCTTTAATTTTACATCGGAAATAGCACCATATGAATTATCATGATTGACTATATCTCCATCTGACCAAATACGGAGTCTTACGGCTGTGCTATCTTCACAAGTTAAAAAATACTTATCGTTATCGTCATGACTAACATTAGCAAAATCAAAAAACGGCCCATAAGCATTTGAGCTAGATGTATTATCAAAATAAGCTATATTCGCACCAGTTAAATCTTTTCTTATTGAAAAACCGCCTGCACCTGTACTCGTTACTCCTATTGCAACTCTGCCATCAGCACCAATACGCATTCTTTCAACATCACCTGTCCAAAATTGTATTCTGTCTGAATCTGGAAAAACAATACCTGTGTCAGTATCATCAGCATTAGTTATAAAACCATCACTTGAAGCACCGCCAGTTAAACCACTTGAATTAGTTAATATAACTTTATTTGCTGTTAAAGTATTACCATCAAAAGTTAAGTTAGCTTCACCTTCTAAAGTATTTGCTGTGCCACTACCTGTAATAACTCTGTTATCTGCATTGTTATTTATTGTTGTGCCAGAAATAGTAGAAAAAGCTAAAGTACCACTTCCATTAGTCGTTAATGCTTGACCATTAGTACCATCAGAAACATTAAGTTGCGTTATGCCTACAGAATTATCTACTAATTGATTTGCTCCAACGCTATCATCTGGTGGAGTAATAGTTCCTACAGCTTTAGCTTGATGAACAACATAAATATTGTTTGTGCCGGTAGGAGGTGCACCAGTAAACGATAGTGTTGTTCCAGAAACAGTGTATGCTGAGTTAGGGTCTTGTCTTACATTTCCAACAAATACTTCTATGTCTAAAGTTGAACCCGGTGCTACATCTAATGTAAAATCTGTTGTGCTATTATCACCATTAAACCTCTTACCTTGAAGAGATTGAAATTGGTTAGTAGTATCTATAGGTGTCCCTAAGTATCCCATTCTACGTTATCTCCATGATTGACACAGCAATGTCAGCCGCACCCGATGCTGTTAATTTTAACACATCAGTCGTCTCCATTACTATTTTATTTCCACTTAATAGTTCTAGTGTACCGCCCACAGGAACTGGTGCATTGGTTACTAACTCAACATCTTGGTTAGCTTCATCGTTCGCACCTGCTCTGTTTGTTGTATCAGAACTCAACGTAACTGTTGCAGTGATTTGACTAGTTGTTGTATTTCCTATCATGACACCAAGAACAACAGTTGTTGTTGAACTGGCTACAGTATAGATAACGTCTTCACTAGTTACCCCTGCTTTAGTTATTGTTTTAAAAGTATTAGCCATTTATCCTCCTATTATCCTAAAGCAATTGCCAGTGCCGTTGGGTCTTCTGTAGAAAATCCTTGCCCTGTCATATAAGTTGTTAATCTAGATAGTGCCGCTTTTCTATTTGTTCCGCCTGCACCATCATCTACTACTATTAAATCAGATGTAGTTAAATCTGCTCCTATATCTGTAGCACCATCGATGTCTACAGCGTCTACGGAAACTTTGTTTGCTGTTGAAATTGTTGCTAGTTTTGAATCAGCAATTGCCGCACTTGAATTAATATCTGCATTGACAATACTATCTGATAAATTTAATTTTGAATATACTATTGCGGCACTAGCATTAACATCATCGTTAACAATAACACCAGAACCAATAGCCGCAACACCAGTATCAGCTATAGATATATCTCCCGATACAACATTGTCAATCCATTTTGATGTTCCTGTATCATAAAATAATAAAGAAGCATCTGCAGGACTTGTTATATTAGTGTCTGTTAATTCTGATAATTCATTAGCGGTAGCTACTTGTGAGTCAACATAAGCTTTAATACTTTGTTGTGACGCTACAGCCGTTGCTGAATCTGAAGACATTGTATCTTCATCTAAGAATGCTGTACCACTTAGTGTGCCATTTAATACTGGGCTTGTTAACGTTTTATTTGTTAATGTTTGAGAACCTGTTAATGTTGTTACAGTAGAGTCAATTGCTATATCATCTGCATTAGCATCAATACCTGTACCTCCAACAACGTTTAGTGTTACATCACCACTTGTTCCACCACCAGTTAAACCATTACCGGCAACAACAGAAGTTATATCACCTGTCGGTACTGTTGCTACTTGTGTATCAACATATGCTTTAATAGATTGCTGTGTTGCTAATTGTGTAGCAGAATCAGATGCCATGTTATCTTCATCTAATACGGCTGTACCAGATACGCCTGTATTTAAAACAGCACTTGTTAATGTTTTGTTTGTAAGTGTGTCAGTTGTAGCTCTACCTACTAAAGTATCTGTAGAAGTAGGAAGAGTTAGTGTACCTGTGTTAGAGATACTTGAAATAATAGGTGTTGTAAGAGTTTTATTTGTAAGAGTTTGTGAGCCTGTAAGAGTAGCGACTGTTGAATCTATTGCTACTGTTAGTGTATTACCAGAACCAGAAGTATCAATACCAGTTCCACCTGCAATATCTAAAACTTCACTATCAAGGTCAATAGATAATGCTCCCCCAGAATCACCTTGAAAATCTAGGTCAGCCGCAGTTATTTGAGCGTCCACATACGCTTTTACTGATTGTTGAGTTGGGACTAATGTTGCAGAATCAGATGTCATATCATCTTCATCAACAAATGCAGTAATAGTTATACTACCATCGGATAAACTTCCATATGTTAGTGTGCCAGATACATCTGCGTCTGCATTAATATCAAGAGTTGTCGTTGCTATTTGGACTTCAGTATCTGCTACAATATCAAGCTGTCCATCTGTAGATGAATTTATATAAAGAGCAGTATCTCTAAATTGTAATTTTTCTGTGTTTGCTACAAGTAAATCATCGGAAAATTCAAAGTAATCTTCATCCTCCATCCACTTTAAAACACCGTCAGATGTTTCACCATCAAATGTAACTGTTATATCTGTAGCCGCTGTTGCATCGCCAATAGTTATTGATGTGCCTAATAACTTTGTTATTGGCCCACCTTCTCCTGTTGTTCCATCGTGTGTATGACCTGTACTAGCGGCAAAAGCCGACTCTAATTGATTAAACTCATTATTAAAATGAGTAGCCTCAATTACCGAGCCGTCAGTAATATTCGCTGATTCTTGTCTTGTATATGTTGTTCCCATTTATCTTCTTGCTCCCGGAATAAATTCTAATTCGTATCCTTTAAATGATATTGGTAAATTGTTAGAGGATTCTTCAACACGAATTGCTACAGTGAATCCACTTCCTTCTACTGGCTGTCTAACTAAGTTAGCACCCGATGAACCATAAACTGCTGTTCCATATGTTGAACTATCTAATCCATATATTGCAATACCTGCCCCTGTAGATAATGTGTAAGGGTCTGGTTGTGGAATATTAGGACTATCAAAATCATAACGTAATTTAAAATTAGCGTCTACGTTACCATCATTTTTATAGTTCCAAATGACTCGTTGCATACTTTTACGAATGCCCGGGTCTCCCATTGTCATATCTGGTGTACGATAGAATGAGTTTATTGTTGCTGTTCCTGATGCTCGAGTAAAAACATTCCCCGACTCTTGCAAGTAAACATACCCATCATATCCACCGGATATAACTGTTTCTGAACCACTTATAAAATCTGAATCACAACTTGATACTTTTAATCCAACTATTTCAGAATATTCAAAACCAAGTTGTTTTGTATTCGGATTTGCTTTTATAACTGATATTAAACCTTTTGCTGATGCTTCCGATTGGTTATCACTTACTGGATAAAATAATCGGTATTGTGATTTGTCTCGTATAACAAGTGAATTAATATTATGTGTTGTAATATCATCTGTAATTTCTTGTACTTGTTTAGATATAGTTCCTAATTCTACGTCACCAATTTTATCTGTACCGGCAATTGTACGTAAACCATCCGGGCCAAGAAATATAACATCACCACCAAATTCCTGTATACTTCTACCATCTGAACAGCCTATTTTTCTTGTAACAGGCTGTAACGCAAAATCAGCAACTGAATTTCCAACTAATTTAAATATTTCATCATTACAAAAAATAAA